CACAGCTGCATCACATAGACCTATGCAGTGGTATGAAAAAGCATTTAAATCAAATCCAAATGCAGTATGGCAGTTTGGTTTAGACGGACTTCCATATCAAAGTTTTGCATACAGAGAAAATCAAGACGGTGAGTATTTGTTTGATGTAATGTTAAAAGCGAGAGATATGAATATTAAAGTAGTGTGGCAATATCTAGTATTTCAATATAATGAAGATAAGATTGATTTTGCAAAAAAATTAGCAGACAATCATGGAATAGAAATTGAAATACATCATACATCAAGAGTTAACGAAAGACTTAAACCTACAATTGAAATAGTAAAAGAAGAAGAAGAGGAAAAAGTATTTGTACCAAAGTGTTTAAAAGACCCACAAGAAAGATCACCTTACTTAGCAGCCACAGGACAAATGTATCCATGTTGTTGGTTAGATGATAAACAAGTTGATGACCCCGAATACAAATCATTACAAAATGAACAACTAAATATAAGACATAACAAAGTAGAAGATATTATTAATAGTGAAACCTGGCAAACATTTTACGACAACCTATCTACTGATAAGTGTCCTAGTTATTGTAAAAAGAAATGTACAACCAGTTTAAGAAATCCAACTAGGATTGTGAAATGAACAAACAAGACGAACATTATTTAGGTAATCCATTACTCAAAAAAGCAAATCAGCAAATTGAATGGACTAAGGAACAACTTCAAGAGTATCAAAAGTGTATGGATGATCCACAATATTTTGTGGAAAGCTATATTAAGATTGTATCACTTGATAAAGGATTAATTCCTTTTAAGATGTACAATTTTCAAAAAGATATGTTGGGTACTTTTCATAATAACAGATTTACAATTTGCAAACTACCACGACAGTCTGGTAAGTCAACAATCATGGTATCGTATCTATTACACTATGCATTGTTTAATGCCAATGTTAATATAGCAATTCTTGCCAATAAAGCTGCAACTGCAAGAGACTTATTAGGTAGACTACAACTTGGTTATGAGAATTTGCCTAAGTGGTTACAACAAGGTGTTTTATCATGGAACAAAGGTTCTCTTGAATTAGAAAATGGAAGTAAGATACTTGCAGCTTCAACATCAGCATCAGCAGTTCGAGGTAGTTCATTTAATATTATATTCCTTGATGAGTTTGCATTCGTACCATCTACCGTTGCCGAACAATTCTTTAGTTCAGTTTATCCTACAATATCTTCTGGTCAATCAACAAAAGTTATTATTGTATCTACACCAATGGGAATGAATATGTTCTATAAGTTATGGAACGATGCAATTCATAAAAGAAATACTTACGTACCAATAGAGGTGCATTGGACAGAAATACCTGGTCGTGATGAAAAGTGGAAAAAAGAAACTATTGCTAACACTAGTGAACAACAATTCGCTTCAGAGTTTGAATGTGAATTTTTAGGAAGTACTAATACTCTTATCAATGCGTCTAAACTTAGAACAATGTCATACAAAGAACCCATAGAAAAAAGTGCTGGATTATCTTTATATGAAAGACCAATAAAAGATCACACATACTTTATTACTGCTGACGTAGCAAGAGGAACAAAGAATGACTCTAGTGCTTTCATTTGTTTTGATGTAACAACTGTACCATATAAAATTGTTGCAGTATTTAAAGACAATGAAATTAAACCATTAATGTTTCCAAATAAAATTAATCAAGTTGCAAGAGCATATAATCACGCATATGTTCTTACAGAGGTAAATGATATAGGACAACAAGTAGCAGACACACTACACTTTGAATTAGAATATGATAATATTGTAATGTGTTACATGCGTGGTCGTGCTGGACAGATTATGGGTGGAGGGTTCTCTGGTACTAAAGGACAGTTAGGAGTTAGAACAACAAAGGCAGTTAAGAAGATTGGTTGTTCTAATATGAAACAAGTTATAGAAAACGACAAAATTATAATTGAAGACTTTGAAATAATTAATGAATTATCAACATTTATAATTAAAGGAAATCATTTTGAAGCAGAAGTCGGGTCTAATGATGACTTGGTTATGTGTATAGTATTAATGTCGTGGGCAATGGATCAAAAGTATTTTAAAGAATTGACCGATGTTAATATTAGAGCAAACATGATGAAAGAACAACAAAAACAAATAGACAATGAAATGGCACCTTTCGGATTTATCGATGACGGAATAAATGACCCAAATGATGTAGATGAGTATGGTACTAAATGGTCACCAGTGAAGATTAGAGACTATGAAACAGATTGGTAAAAAAGACCTTGACAATCAGATAAAATATCTGTATAGTATAACAATATGAAAAAGATATTATTAACTAGTGGATGTAGTTTTACTGAAAAAAACTTTAAAAGTCTTTTTCACCCCGACATGGATACTAACTGGCCAATGTGGCCAGAAGTACTAGCAAAAAAATTAGATATGGAATGTATCAATCTTGGTCTGTCTGGTTCTGGTAATGAATATATCTATTCTACTTTATTGGATGAAATTGTTAAAAGAGATAATATAGGATTAGTAATTGCAGGTTGGACACAAAGTCAAAGAAGTGATTGGTGTAAAAGTGAAGTATGGCTAAATAAACCTATGCATTATAATAAATCAAAAAAGGGTGAAGTTGTCGACAACGATATATATGCTTGTCTAAATAAAAGTTTAAGATATTATTATAGTCTTCAAGAGGTGTGTAAGAGTAAAAAAATTCCTTTTAAACAATTTCAAATGTTACATTTGTTTCGTGGTTACACTTATGATTCTAAAACTGGTATTCATGACCTTAAAGTAGAAGACAGAATAGAGTTGTTAGAATACATAATGAATAGTTCTTATTTTGATAAAATAGATGATAATTTTTTAGGTTGGCCTACTGATCCAAATCTAGGTGGTTATAATTTTAAACAAAAAGTTTTAAGCGAAAATACTCAAGTATCAAAAGAAGATGCTCATCCAAACGCAAAAGGACAAGAAATGATAGCAGAGTTTGTATATGAAAGGTTATAGAAGTTCGATTAAATCATTATCTAACTTGATCCAACAATTATGACAAAGTATTTTAGAGTTTTCAATCAATTTTACAATCTCGTCTCTAGCGTCTGTATTGATACCAGTTATTTTAGATTTCTTTCTGATCTCAGCATCATGAGGATGAAATTTAAGACAAATAGTTTCACTTTCACCACATTGCATACAAGAGGATGTGTCTAAGTGTTTATTAACCCAGGAAACTCTCTTAGAATAGTTCCTACGAGCTACTTTTTTGATAGTTTCTTTATATTTTTGATAATGTGTTTGCATATTCAATATTTATATATACTAGAGCATATAAAAACAGCATGTAGAAAATTACTTTTCTATAAATACATGTATAAAACAAATATTATTCGAATAATATTAGCAAGACTAATTAACAAGGAGAACAACGATGCCATTTTTAGTTTCACCTGGCGTACAGGTAAATGAAACCGATTTAACGAATGTCGTTCCAGCAGTTGCAACATCTATTGGTGCTATTGCAGGTGCATTCGAAAAAGGCCCTGTTTCCAGCATACAAACGATATCTACTGAGCAAGACTTAGTAAGATTATTTGGAAAACCAAATGCATCAAACTACGAAAACTGGTTCTGTGCTGCAAACTTTTTGCAATACGGAAACTCACTAAGAGTAGTTAGAGCAGAATCTGGTATCTTAAATGCAGGTGCAAACAGTGGTATATTAATCAGAGACGACAATCACTATTCACAATCTTTCGCAGACGGACAAGGTTCGCATGGCGAATGGGCTGCTAGATCAGCAGGTACATGGGGTAACTCAATAGGAGTTGCAATTTGTGCTACAGCAACAGCATACGAACAAGTATTATCTTCAGGTAACTTAACAGTTGGCGAAGACGCAGCTGGTGCTACAACAATAGCAGTTGACGATGCTGACTTATCAAACAACGTAATTAACGTTGGAGATTTTATTTCTTTCTTTTCAGATAGTGCTGGAACAACACCAGTTTCTGGTGAGACAGGAAACGAATACGAAGTAACTGCAATATCTTCAGATAATTTAACAGTAAGACTAAAAGACGATCCAAACGGTGCAGGTGTACAAAACATTATACCTGATAACTCATACATCAAAAGAAAATGGAGATTCCATGATCTTTTCGATAGAGCGCCAGGAACATCACCATGGTCTACTCAAAACTCAAAAGGAACAGCTGATGAAATGCATGTTGTCGTTTATGACACAACTGGTGCAATCACTGGTTTTGATACAGACGCAGCTGGACAAAGAACAAGAGGTGTTATAGAAACATACCCAGCAGTATCTAAACATCCTAACGCAAAAACACCACAAGGTAATTCAAACTTTTACCCCGATGTTTTCTTTGCACAATCAACTATGATTTATTGGTCAGACCATACAAGTGGTGGTTCAAATTGGGGAACAGATATTAGTTCAGGTACAGCATTTACAGCTGTAGATGCACCAGTAGTTGATTCACTAACAGGTGGAACAGATGACTATTCATTAACTAATGCTGAAATTTCAACTGCTTATAACAGATATGACGATGCAGAAGCAAATGATGTTAACTTAATCATTGGTGGATCATCTTCAATCGCAGCTGATACTCAAGCAAACTATGATACGCATGGAACAATGTTGATCGCTCTTGCAGAAGCAAGAAAAGATGCAATGTGTTTTATATCGCCTCATAGAGCAGCGACAGTAGGAGTAGCAGAAGGTTCGACTATGAAAACAAATGTTGTAAATGCCGCAAACACTTTACCAAGTTCTTCATACGCAGTTCTTGATAGTGGATACAAATACATGTACGACAGATATAATGACGTTTATAGATATGTACCACTTAACGGTGATATCGCTGGATTGTGTGCTAGAACAGACTCAGTTGCAGAAGTATTCTTCTCACCCGCTGGATTTAACAGAGGTGTGTTAAGAGGTGCAATTAAACTTTCTTTCAATCCTAACCAATCTCAAAGAGACGATCTTTATTCAGCAAGAGTTAACCCTGTTGTTAATTTCCCTGGCCAAGGTCCAACTTTATTTGGTGATAAAACTGCCTTGACAACTACGTCAGCATTTGATAGAATAAACGTAAGAAGACTGTTTATAGTTCTAGAAAAAGCAATTGCAACTGCTTCTAAATTTCAATTATTTGAAGTTAACGATGCATTCACAAGAGCTCAGTTTAAAAACTTAGTAGAACCATTCCTAAGAGACATTCAAGGTCGAAGAGGAATTGAGGCTTTCCAAGTTGTTGCTGATGGAACAAACAATACAGGTGAAGTAATTAACAGAAACGAATTTGTTTCAGACATTTATGTTAAACCAAATCGTTCTATTAACTTCATAACACTAAACTTTGTTGCAACTAGATCAGGTGTGGCGTTTAGTGAAGTAGGAGGCGTGTAAGATGGCTAGTATAGATGACTTTAAAGCACAACTAAAAGGTGGCGGAGCAAGACCCAATCAGTTTAGGGTAACTATCGTACCACCAATTGGTATTGTTACAGGACTTAACGTAGCAAACTCTTCATTTCTTTGTAAGGCTTCTAAGTTACCAGGTCAAACACTTGGTGAAATAGAAGTACCTTTCAGAGGTAGAAAAATCTATGTCGCAGGCGACAGAGAGTTCGAAACATGGAATGCAACATTTATGAACGATACAGATTTTAATATTCGTACAGCAATGGAACGTTGGATGAACGGTATTAATGATCTTGCAGATAACACAGGTGTTATTTCTTCTGCTGATTATCAATCTGATTTAACAGTTGAACAATTAGACAGAGACGGAACAACATTGAAATCGTATATATTCAGAAATGCGTACCCACTAACTTTGGCAGACATTGAATTGTCTTACGAAACGGTGAACGCAATTGAAGAATTTGAGGTGACTTGGAGATATCAACACTTTGAAGCAAGTGGCGTTAACTTTTAAGCAACCTACTAAATAGTAATAAGTAAAACAAGTAGGAGTACATTATGGCAGAGCTATTCGGATTTAAGTTCGAAAGAGTAAAAGATACACAACCAGAAGACAAATTTGTTCAGAAATCACCCGATGACGGCACGACCGAGATATCAGGTGGTGGACACTTTGCTCAAGTGTTGGATATCGATGGTCGAGATAAAAATGATCTTGATCTCATTAGACGATACAGAGACATTGGACAACAACCAGAGTGTGATAGTGCAATTGAAGATATCGTAAATGAGGCTATCGTTTCAGACGAAAGAGATAAATCCGTAGAGATAGTTTTAGACAATCTACAATATTCAGACAAAATTAAAAAAAGTATGAGAGACGCATTCGATGATGTTCTCTCATTACTTGATTTTGATTCTAAAGGACACGATATCTTTAGACGTTGGTATGTAGATGGTAGATTATTTTATCATAAAATTATTAATTCAAAAAACCCTAAACTAGGTATTCAAGAAGTAAGATATATTGATCCTAGAAAAATCAGAAAAGTAAAAGCAGTTCAAAAAGTACCAGGCCCTCAAGGTTCTGTTATTGTTAAAGATGAACAAGATTATTATCTTTACAATGAGAAGATGTTAAAAGGTATGATGAACCAAGGTATGAGAATATCAGACGATGCAATTACATATGTTCAATCTGGTTTGATTGATGCAAATAAAAATCAAGTATTATCTTATCTGCACAAAGCAATTAAACCTGTCAATCAATTAAGAATGATTGAAGACAGTCTTGTTATTTACAGAATATCAAGAGCACCAGAAAGAAGAATTTTCTATATTGATGTAGGTAATTTACCTAAACAAAAAGCAGAGCAATATCTAAAAGATGTTATGAACAGGTACAGAAACAAACTTGTTTATGATGCAAGAACAGGTGAGATCAGAGACGATAGAAATCACATGTCAATGTTAGAAGACTTTTGGTTACCAAGAAGAGAAGGTGGTAGAGGAACAGAAATTACTACACTACCAGGTGGATCAAACTTAGGCGAGATAGATGACATTACATACTTCCAAAGAAAACTATACAGAAGTTTAAATGTTCCTATTTCAAGATTAGAAGCAGAGCAATCATTCTCACTAGGTAGATCAACAGAGATTACTAGAGACGAATTAAAATTTACTAAGTTCATTCAAAGAATAAGAAAGAAATTTGTACCACTATTCTTAGACATGTTGAAAACACAATTAGTTTTAAAAGGTGTTATCAATATTGAAGAGTGGGGAAAAATCAAAGAGCATATTCAGTTTGACTTCTTAAAGGATGGTCATTTCTCAGAATTAAAAGCTCAAGAGTTATTAAACGAAAGAATTAATATGTTAGGATCAGTAGAGAATTATATTGGTACTTTCTTTAGTAAAGAATTTGTTTATAAGAATGTATTGAAAATGACAGACTATGAGATCAAAGAAATACAGAAACAAATAAACAAAGAAGCTGGATCAGATATTGAAGACGGTGGTGTTGATATTCCTCAAACAGACGGAATTACAAGAGTACCATCATTTGCCGGCGAGCCAATTGAAGACGATGGCAAAGGTGCATCAGACTCCGATAAGGATGACGGTGCTGATACGGATACTAAATAATACATAAACAGGAGATAAATTATGCCAGATAAAATAATAGATGCATTAGCAAAAGGTAGTCACCTTGATGCTGAAGATGCGTTTAAAGGTGCAATGAAAAGTAAGATTGCAGACGCAATCGAAACTAAAAAGCAGGAAGTCGCAAGAGATATAGTCAATAGTCATATCGATGCAACCCCAGCTGAAGTACCAGCGACAGAAACAGAAAGTTAATAAAATGGACTTTGCTTCCCTATATTCATCAATTACAGAGAAAGATGAACATAAGAAATCCAAAGAATACAGAAAACAATCGCCTAAAATGAAGAAAGCGATTGATGATTTATTTAAAAAAATGGATTCTAAGGGTAGTAATTTCCTAAATAACTTTGAGAAGACTATAACAGACGTTGCAAAGAAACATAGAGTACCTGAAAAGAAACTATATGATTACTTTGAAAAAGAAGCGTCTGATTTTATGAATTAAAAAGGAATAACAAATGGCAATTGCAACACAAACATTAGTAGATTCAGACTTTGAAGTAGTTACTAAACATACAATTACAGGAACAAACGGAACAGCATTGAAAGTTCTTGACGTATCCGAATTGGCAGGAGCTGCTACTAATCCTAGAGTTTCAATTGTTTCAGTTTGGTGGACATGTAGTTCAGTAACAGAAATAGAATGGAATGCTAGTTCTAACGTAACAGCGTTTACATTAAACGGAAACGGACACTATAACCATACAGGTCAAGGTGCTCCTACAATAGCAAATAATGCTGGATCAGGCGTAGATGGCGATATCTATATAGAAAACGATGGTGCTTGTACTGGTACAATAATTATGAAATGCAAA